ATGTATGTGCGACCTGGAAGGCTATTATTAAATTCTGGTATTTGTTGAGCTGGTACTATCGGTACAATGGAATCTTGCATCCCGTCAACATAATAATCATTTTCATCAAGTATCTCTGCTGATTGAATATTATCCCAGATATATTTTCTTATATCAGCCGAAGGCTGGCTACCGTAGTTTGTCATATTACCGTCTCATTCTTTGAATACTGCTTTAATAAATTAACTATACCTTTGGAAACTGCTTGTGCTCCCGCACCTTTTTTATTTAATATAACAGCAGTTTCATTATCTATCTTTGATATTATACCAGAGCTAGAGATAACTGATTGAACTTTATTTGCGTACCACAACTTAAAAAATTGCTCAAAGGATCCTTTTACTTGAGCGCCTCCAGGTTTATAATTTTTTATAACTGTGCCTGCTGCAACAAATCTTATTTGTCCATTTTCAGCCATAGGAATATTTTTTGAAGCTCTGTATATTACAGGTTGTCCCGATTCCATTACTTTTGCTTTATCTGCAAAAACACTTCTAGATGCAACAGTTTTTCCAGTTTTTCCTGGAACAAGTAATTCTGGAGATACTGGAACTTTAGTTCTAGATTTAATAAATCCTGGCTTAACAACTAAAATACCACTATTTGAATTTTCTCTAAATAAAAAGAATAATCTTCCTTTTTCTGTTCCTGTTTGATTCCATTCGTAAACATGATGATATTTTTTAGGAAATGCTTTAGCTTCTAAATTCATAGCTCTTACAAAAGCTTTTGCACTTAAAGTAAAGACCGCATCTGCTAATTCATTAAGTATCAAAGGGGATTGAAGCTCTTTTACCCCGCCAATTTTCAACTCTAATTCAGAAGTAATATCTGAAATATCAAAATCACTTGGCTGTAGTGTTATCACTTTGTACACGCACCCTTTGCAATGTTATTTCATAATAAGCAACTTTACCAAATGGATCTAAAACTGCATGAGATCCAACAACATCAAAAGTTGTATCTGGATTATCGTACCTATCAATTTCTGTGTAAACAGATTGACCATCATTAGATCTTATTGCAGATATTCTTGAGCGTTTTGAAATTGGAGTAAGGCACTGCATCTTTAATTCTATTTTTTCTTGGTATTCATTATTTTTACCAACATCAAATCTTTTTCCATCCCCACGCTCTAAAGATCCGCTACTTTTTACTGGAGATATTTTGCAACGAATAGTTGTTTGATAGACCCATTCTCTATTTATAACACCGCTAGTTTCGGATTGTTTGTTTTGCTGAGTTAGTATATCAGCTGTCATATTCATTATGCTGCCTACTAACGATACCGACATTATATGATCACTATCCCAGTATTTCTATATTGATCAAGTATCTGATCTACTATTACGTTTCCAGTTCCAGTAAATGCACCAGAGTCAAGCTGGAAGTTAATGTCACCAAGTTGAATTTTATTAAGGTATTTTTGTCTCCACTCAGAATCTCTAGAAAGATAATCTCCAGCTAGTAACACTGTGCATCTTCTAACATCTTGTGGAACATATGGCCAACCTTTTTCGCCATAAACTCTATATCTATAACCAGCTTTAAAACTTCCAGAATATTCTGAAGTTACATTGAATGAGCTATCATAAGCAATTATATTTTGATAGTCTTTATTAATAATGCGTATAGCACGATATGTTGGAGTTAGTTCTACATCAAATCCAAATTTATTAACTATAGGGTCTGCTGAGTAATCTATAGTCAGTGTGCCATTTTCATAAAGTTGGCCTATCTCTAGCATTCTTTCTACTAGCTCTAAGGCATCTGAACCATTACCAAATATTTCTTGATCCCCCCACCCACGACCAAATGTTTGGCCTGCGTAGGTTTCTATCTGCATACGGGCTATAAATTCAGCTGCCTGTATCTCTTCTTCTGATTTGTAATTAATATCTGAAGGACGTGAGCCAAAACCATAATATTCTATTATGTCTGCTAAAGAAGCATATGGAGTATATACTTCATAAAAGTCTTCTTGATATGTGGCTTGTCCATGGGTTGAATAGGACCATATGACCTTAATGACACGATTTAAAGAAGTAACCGAACCATTAAGGTCTAAGGTATATTTACCAATTTCTGGATCATTGTAGGCTACTGTGCTTGGAAGTAGCACTGTGGTAGGATAATCTGCATCTACTATAACAACGGTTACATCTCCGTCTGCATTGCATAGTTCTTTTTTGTAGTATATCTCAAGTTCCGCTGTTGCGGTGGTACCACGTATTATCTGATGCATTTATGCCCCCTATTTAGTTATAAAACTCCTGAGCTTCTCTAGGAGTTGCTGGTCTAAAGCCTGGCTCATGGTCAAAAATTTTTGTAGCATCGTCTTCTGCCATAGCTACGAATGGATGATCCTGAGTAAAGGTATATCCATAAACAGTGTAAGATGGGTTAGCTTTATCCATTCTGACTAGTATGGTTTTTATTTTGTCAAGCTTAATCTTTTTATCTTTAACTGGTTGCTCTACTTCTACTTTTTCAGTACCGCTAAATTTAGCATACATTTCGTATGAAATTCCATTATCTTCAAGCTCAAGAAGAATTGATTGTTTTGTAGCTTTTTCTGGCAAGTCTACGCCAAAGGTTTCTGCTACCTTTTTTAATTCTGTAATTTTTAATGTATCAAATGACATATATTTTCCTCTCATGTCGTATCTATTATACCATCTATTATATAAAGTATAAGGGGGAGGATTTTAAGTCCTCCCCGCTTATTTGCACCTTTAATAGGTTAGATTAGAATGTACCACGTGTGCGAGTGTTCGCATTAGATACTAGTGATCCGTGAGTTACTGATCCCAATGCACCGAAGTCGGTACCTGAAACCTTAACATTCTTAACGATAACATGTGCGTCATAGTTCTCGAAAGCGCAGCCAACACGAATGAATAGTGTATATTCAATTGTGTCTTTTTTTGGCTGGAAGAGACGGTAGACAACAACGTCACGCTTGATACCAACGATGAAGTTCTGTGGGAATGTCAAGTGGACATCACCAAAGAGACCTCCAGTTGAATCATAGCCTGAATCTCCATATGCCTTACCCGCTGAGTCACGAGTTTCATCCATAAGAGGAACGTTGATTACTGGGATACCGAAAGCAAACGGCGTAGTGGAACCAGGTCCACCATCGTTAGCAACTACGTCACCACGGATTACGCCAGAAGCGATATCCCATGGGTTCACAGAACCAGCATTAGCTGTAAGATTATATAGATAATCCTGAACTAAGTTTGATCCTACGAAGAAACGAAGCTGATTGCGACGCTGCTTGTACTTACGTGGCATGGTCTTAATTGCTGTATTGAAAACAGCTTTGTCAAGTCCCTGTGCATTACCATCAACAACGTGTGCGTTTGCAAGAGCATTAGCTCTGAATCCGACAAATGCTGACATAAGTCCGCTGCCTGATCCAGTTCCGTTGATAAGTGTATCTTCGATATCGTTACCTGCCTGTGTTGCCATCAAGCGGGCAATATGATCTTCTAGATCTGGTCCCTCAAGGTTATCCTCAAGAGCCTCTGCTGAAAGTTCCCAATCAAGACGAAGCTTGCGGGTTGTTAGAGAAATCTTAGAAAATGTTGCACCTGCTGTTGTGAATTGATCTCCTGCTGCGTTAACGTAGTCACGAGGATTCTCTTCTGCTGCAACTGTCATCAGTCTCTGTCCTACAGAAACACGATCAATCTCAGTTGTGTTTGAACGCATGCGAATTGTACGAGCCGCCTTAGCGAGAATCGTAGCATCCCACATGTAATCAAGGAATCTATTAGCCTGATCTGGGTATAGAAGACCTGTACCTGAATGGGTACGGCCATCGCCTGATAGATCAGAACCTGAAGTTCCGAGGTTTGTTGTGTCAATTACTTTTTGTAAAAGTTCATTGCTCATTTTTTATTTCACCACCTTTGTATTTGTTGATTTTTATAGATTTGCGGAACCGAGGAAGGATCCTTGCCAATCGAACTCCATATTTTTCTGGAGTCTAGTACCCCTTGGTGAGTTTTCTACTTCACCAATGGACTTTTGTACTGCAGTATCACTTTCGTAAGCACCAAAACGCTTTTCTAGCTCTTCAAATCTTTTGAAGAAATCAGAGATGTTATTTGTAAGGTCTGTTAGATCCTTCTTCATGCCTTCTACGGCACTCATGTATTCGGCACGTGCTGCCTCTACGCTTTCTACTGATTTTTGGATTTTTGTTTCTGTGTCTGCAGAATTCTTTTCTACTGCTTCACTGAAGAGGTCACGCATTTCAGTCAACATTTTTGCAAAAGGATTTGCTGCCTCTGCGTTTGTGACGGACTTCTCTACGGCTTCTTCTGCTGGAGCTTCTGCTGGTGCAGCTTCTTCTACTGGAGCTTCCTCTGTAGTAGGAACTTCTGCTGGTGCATCTGCTGCTGGAGCATCTGCTGGAGTTTCGACATCAGTTGCTGAATTTACAATTGCATCAATTGCTTCTTCTGCTGCTTCAACAATCTGTTCGATTGCATCTGCTACTGCGTCATTATTTGTTTCGTCTGCCATTTTATTACCTCCTTCATTAGCATACTCTGAATCATTTGCTGACTCAGACTTCTTTAGTGTTTTTTTCTTGAGTTTTCTTCTCAGTCTTTGTTTAGCTTTATTTTGATCTGGATAAAGATTAATTGTTTCTTTTGAATTTACTGTGCCAGCATCGCCATCTTGGGTTGTTGCTGCATGATCTGGGCCTGGGGCATCATCTTTTTTAAAGTAAGCATCAACGATCTTGCTGATTGCTAATCCCTTTTCTGTTTCTGAAGATTCAATCCAACCAACGTTGTCCATTCCTGTACCGCAAATAACACAATCTTTTGAAGAAGCTACTGTTGATGAAGCGATTTGATCTTTCTTGCACCAATAAACATTTTCAATTTTAGTGTCTGCTGCCATGCCCTTCATAAATGAAGAACCATCAACATTTTTTTGAATAGAAAAAATACTTGCTAATGGATTTGCTGGGGAGTCAACTAATGAAAGTTCCATGAGATCATATTCTTTAATAACACGATGATCATCTTTATCTCCTGGCATTACTCCAGCATCTACAATATTCCCGCCAATTGAAAAACCAGTCATAGTTCCATCAAGAACTTTTTCCCAAGTATCTTGTGCGCCTTTAGAAACATAAGCCTGCACATAAATACCTTTGTAAGTTTTTCCAGATTCTTTATCAAGATAATCTTCTGGGTGGAATGACAAAACTTTACCTACAGCAATTGGAGCATGCATCTCACGGAGGTTGCCTCTAAAACGTGCAAATGCTTTTTCTGATGCTTCAGCTGTTACAATGTCGCCATGACGATCAATATTATCTAAAGTTGCAAAGCCAGAAACAGTCCTTTTTTCCTTGTCTACCTTGGTGATAGGAAAGGACATATTGACTGTTGATGAGCTATTATTCCATTGTACTTTTTGAATGTTCATTCTAAGTTAAATAATATCAGTG